GCAGCACATGCTGCACAAAGACGGACGCTCGATGCGTGAACGATTTATTGACTGGGCTCTTAACTAGGAGAAAGCAAATGAATATGTTTGACGCAGTGATGATTGCTGAAGGCGAGATCGAGGCAGACGAAGACAAGCAATTGGAAGCGTGGCAGTTCCTGCATGACTCAGGACTTGCCTACCAACTGCAAGGCTGGTTCGGACGCAAAGCACAAGAGTTGATCGAAGCAGGATTCATTCGAGAGTAATTCTCCGGGGGGCAGGGACTTCAAACCTGCCCCTTTTTATTTGGCCTCAAATTTTTGATACCAGTTATGCGTGTGCGCGTGAGCCGGGGAGGGCCTCGCGTGCGTGGGCTTGCGTACGTTTAAATTTTGCAACATAAGTTGCGATTCGTATAATGGGAACCGTCGAGGCAATCCCGCTTCGACGTTATCGGAGAAAAGCATATGTGGAAAGTATCAACTGCAGACAAGCTAGTCGGTGGACTATCCGCGCCGGGCAAGATGCCGTGCAAGTCATTTTCGATTAGCGCGTTCTTGTGCCAGACCGGCGGGCGATTGTCCAAGATTCTCGGCTCGGTGTGCGCGATGTGCTACGCACGCAAGGGTCGGTATATGTTCGCCAATGTTCAGGCCGCGTTAGCTCGCCGCATGACGGTGCTTGCGCGTGCTCTGGCAGATCCCGTGTTTCGTGGTGAGTTTATTTCGGCGATGTCCTACCTGATCGCCCGGTCGCCGTGGTTCCGCTGGCATGACTCGGGTGACCTACAGTCAAAGGCGCACTTTGCTCTGATCTGTGACATTGCGCGGGCGACGCCTGACACCATGCACTGGCTACCTACCAAGGAGCCGCGCTACGCCAAGGGCGATGTCCCGAGCAACTTAATTGTCAGAGTGTCCGCGCCTCACATCGACCAGCCAGCACCGAATCACGCGCATACGTCAACGGTGGTATCGGATAAGAGCAAGGCGACGTGCCGGGCATTCGAGCGGCAAGGTAAGTGCGGCCCATGCCGGATGTGCTGGGACCCTACTGTGAAGAATGTTGCTTATTACCAACACTAACCAACGGGGGCTTCGGCCCCCTCTTTTTAGGAGACTACGATGGAATGCAAATTTAATGAAAACATGTTGCCGTCTTTGGGTGTCATGTGGCATTGGTTTTCGACTGAGGCAGAGGCCCTAGCGTTTGCAGACTGGGCGGAGCACGTAACTCGTCATTCACAGTATCCCTGCGAGGCGCAAGTAAAGATATGCGATGACCACCCTGAGCACGAACGGTTTGAGGTTAAGGTCCGCAATTGGTAGCGGGTTGATTTTCGGGGGGCTTCGGCCCCCTTTCTTTTTGTCTGCAGGCACCTGATACCAGTTATGCGTGTGCGCGAGGGGGTGGGGGTTTTTGCGAAGCCCCGGTTGCGTTTGACTTGGCCTTCTCGATTCGGCAGCGCATTTAAACGCCGCGCAGGACGCAGCGAGGGGCTTTGTGCGGTTTTGTGCGGGTCTCTGTGTGGCTTTGTGCGGTTTTGTGCGGACTAAAAAGCGAAACCGCACAAAATTTTTTCTCCGTAAGTGCTTGATTTACAAAGCAAAAACGACGTTTGCTCAAAAGTTTGTGTAGCTTGTGCGGCTTTTTTTGAGAGGGGGGCTCCGAAAACGGGATCGGCAGGAGAGGACGAGGAGGGGCAGCAAGCGCATGACATAGCCCGCCGAGAACCCCCCTATTTTCAAAAACACCGCACAAGCTACACAAACTAACTTTTCTTATAAAATAATAATAATAAATCTCTATATAAAACAATAACTTACCCGCGCCAAAACCCCGTTTTTCTTGTGCAATTCCATAACTTCCAAATCCGCACAAATCCCCCAAAAACCGCACAAGACACACAAGCCTTTCCGCACAAAACAGATACATAGCAAAAAAGGTAGGTATCTGGGGTAGACGGGGCTTTAAACGTTCTATAACATTCCTTCCACAACGCAGTCACGGTGACTGCCCAACAGGAGAAGCATCATGCAAGGCGAACTGAACGTGACCAACCCCCTGACCAACACCAACCAATCCAACCTCGATAACTACCTCATCATCATCTACACCCGATTCGCCGGGGCTACGAACACGCAGGGCAGCCGGATCGTGGCGACCTCGACCTACTTCGGCAAGACAAGCAAGGTGAGCCACAACTACCTCCACGAGTACGGCGGCACGGAGAACCACCTGACGGCAGCGTTTAAATTCCTCCGCAAGCACTACGGGGAGGCTGACGGGCACAACTTCGAGTTGGTCGGGCAGAGTGACAACCCGACAGGCAGCGGCATGGCCTTCGTCTTCAAGCGAGTGGGAGTCTGAACATGACACGCGAAGAATGGTTGAACGCCGGGCTCGATGCCCTCCGTCCGTGGTTTGAAGAGAAGGCGATGGTGAGTATCCCATTGGATACACGGGTGAGCGTGGGCTTCCCCGGCGGTGGCTCCGCCCGTAAGCGGATCGGGGAGTGCTGGGCTCGCAGAATGTCCAAGGACAACGTGAACGAGATCTTCATCAACCCGACACTCTCTGACACCGTGCAGATGCTCGATGTACTAGCCCATGAGGCGATCCATGCCATCGACGACTGCGTGTCGGGACACAAAGGGGAATTTAAACGCATCGCCAAGGACATTGGCCTCGAAGGGAAGATGACCTCGACGAAGGCCGGGGAGAAGTTGAAGGCGGAGTTGGAGCGGATCATCAAGACCCTGCCGACGCTGACCCACGGGGCGTTGGACTTGAGCAAGCGGAAGAAGCAGCCTACCCGCCTCGTGAAGTTGGAGTGCGACAACTGCGGCATGATCCTGCGAACGACGGCGAAGTGGATCGAGCAGACGGGCGAACCCAACTGCGCTTGCGGCGGCCACTTCTACTGCGCTTGACAGGGATTTAAACCCGATCAATAATGCAACATACCTTACACAACGGAGAAGCAGACATGACCACACAACACACCCCTGCCCCTTGGACGGTTTCTGACAACGCGATTTATGGCAGCAGCGGTTTGATTAAGCCTCTGATCGCTTACTTGGATGACCGTTTCGCTGATGAGGAGGCAGCGAATAACGCTCGACTGATAGCAGCAGCACCGGAACTTATGGCCTGTCTGGTCGAACTGTCCAATTACGTCTTTGATGAGTACACCGCATCGCATCCGTTATGCGAAAGAGCAGCGGAAGCGCGTGAATTGATAAAGCGAGTAAAAGGAGAAGCAAAATGATTCCGTTGAAGAACACCGAGAAGGGCAGGAAGAAAGACTTGGGTGCGCTCTACGGCAAAGCCCTCGACAAGCACAACGAACTGGAGCGAGACCTCGCCCGAATCATGCACCGTTGGGAGAAGTCCCGCGCCGTGCTCAAGCGGATCGAGAAGCGCATGGACGAGGCACAAGCAGCAGCGTGGGATGCGAACGCAGCCTACCTTGAAGACTCAATTTAAATCAGGAGAAAAGCAATGAACGTCACAGATCAAGTTAGAAAAGAAGTCGATGAGTTGGTTGACCGCCTGTCACGCGATGAGGTGCAGGACTTGTTGACTGTACTGCGCGAGAGGTTTGCGCGGGAGAACGAGGAGTTGCGGCGGATGTACCGAGAGGAGGACGCAGCATGAAAACTTATGACGTAACCGTTCGTGGCACGGTGACCAAGACTATTCGGGTCAAGGCCGAAGATATCGATGAGGCAATCGAGGAGGCACACGAGGAATTCAACACGGATTTCAACATGGCCGAGCACTACGACGAGGAGACGGTGAGCGTGAAGGAGGTAAAGTTATGAAGAAGTTTTTAGTGTCGCTCGCCCGGATCGAGCACCGGATCTATCAGATCGAGGTCGAGGCAGCGGATGCCATCGAGGCTGAACAACTGGCCGACGAGATGTGGACGGAGGACGACGAGGCGTTTACTGACTTCGGCTGTGTCCATGCCGAGGAGTACATCGAGCAAGTTAAGGAGCAAGCAGCATGAAACAAGTCGCGACCAAGACATTTAAATCCTCTCTCATCATGGAGGGATCGTGGGGTGAGCGATCACTTGGAGAACACGAGAGCGTGATGGCGCTGTATATAACCGCCGACGGGAGGCGGGGCTTCATCGAGTGGGATGTGCCTGACCTCGAAGAGTTGACCGAGATCGGGCTTTGGTTCGACCAAGATGAGGAAGACCCAGACCCCTCGATCCATTCGGTGCTGACCGATTACGATGGTGTGTTCTCGCTCCCTGCCGAGGCAGTCAAGATGCTAGAGGAGTTTGGTGTGCGAGTCGGAGTTGAATTTAGATAGACAACCTCAAAAGATTAGATTAGATTCAAATCGTAACTTACATTCATCAAAGGAAAAGCAATCATGAGCAAAGATCAAAATTGGTGGGAAGACCAAGACCGTGACGCCGCTTGGATCAAGCAGCAGGAAGAAGAACTCCAACGTCACGACGAGGAGAGCGACGAGCCTATCTATGCTGATGGGTTCGATGACGCCCTGTTAGGTCTGGGTGTGCAGTTCAATCAGCGCGTAGCGATCTATGACTACGACAAGTGCCTCAACATTCTTGAGAAGAGCGGGATGCCGCCCGAGGATGCCATCGAGTACATGGAATACAACGTGCTAGGCGCGTACATGGGTCGCCGCACTCCAGTCTTTTTAAGCAGATACATCGAGCGCAAGCCCAAGCGTGTGCGATCCCAGATCACCGGCCAGTTGGAGTTGGACTTCGGAGATACGCCATGAAGGACATTACCTCTGGCGTGTGGGAGCGCGGCACATGGGAGAAGGTCGAGTGGGACTTTTATCACCGGATCGCCCAAAAGAAATCCTCGTATCAGGGTTTCATCAATGCGCGGTATGAAGACCTAGTAGCGGCGTTTGGTGAGCCACGCGAGTGCGCTGATGGGAAAGTACAGGTCGAGTGGCTGATCGCGTTCTACGATGAAGAGCAAGACAAATACATCGCGGCATCGGTCTACGATTGGAAGATGGGTGGGATGTACTGGAGAGATGGCGCGTACTACGGACTCACGCCAGAGATGATCACCACATGGCACATCGGTGGGATGAATTTAAACGCCGTTGACTGCATCAAGTCGGTGTTGGCTAGAGAGGTGAGGGCTGCGGCATGACCCCCGAGGCCAAGGTCAAAGCCAAGGTTAAGAAGACCCTGACCGAGATGGGGGCGTATTACGCCATGCCTGTGGCATCGGGCTACGGGCATTCAGGAACGCCGGACTTTCTGATCTGCTACAGAAACCAGTTCCTAGCAGTAGAGACGAAGGCAAAAGGAAACAAGCCCACCGCCTTGCAAGAGGCAACCATGCAAAGGATCAGGGACGCAGGTGGGCGCGTCTTTGTGATCGACGAAACCAACGTAGAGAACCTACGCAAACTGATTGAGGAGATTTAAATGAAGATGACTGACAAAGTACGCCGCATGTTGGCGAAGGGTGCGAGCACCGCCGAGATTGCCAAGAAGTTGAAGATTAGACCCGCTTACGTTCACACCGTGAAGTGGTTGGACAAGAAGAAAAAGAAAACGCAGCCCGAGCGCAGCCACGACCCGAAGGTGGTGAAGGCCGAGAAGAAATATCTCAAGGCCGTGAAGACGAGCAAGCCGTCGAAGATTGTGAAGGCGGTGAAAGAGATGAAGCAGGCACTCGATGTGATTGAGAAGCCGAAGATCACGCGCAAAGAATTGTTGAATGAGTTGATGCCGGGGATAAATGCTTGTTTCGATTTGGATAAGAAGCCGACGAAGTTGTTCGTCCAACCCCAACACGAATACGCAGCCATGAAAATTCTTGCTGATAACGATCTCGTCAATCACCCATCGCACTACAAGTCTGGCGGCATCGAGACCATCGATTTCATCGAGGCGAAGGATTTAAATTATCGCTTGGGCAACGTCGTGAAGTATGTCAGCCGTGCGGGTAAGAAGGGTGACCCGATCCAAGATCTGGAGAAGGCTGCGTGGTACTTGCAGCGTGAGATCAACGCGAGAAAGAACGCATGAACGCGAATTTAAAAGAACTACAAAATAAGTACAAAGATATTTTACTTGCTCCTGTAGATGAACTTGAATTTACGATTCGCGTTGCGAACTGTTTTACATCGGAGGGTATCAAGCAGGTAAAAGACCTTGTGCAGTTAACTGAAGTAGAACTGTTTCGGATGCCCGGTTTTGGAAGAAAATCTTTGCAAGAAGTGAAAGAAGTATTGGCAGGTTACAACTTGAGTTTAAATACAAAGTTGTTGGATGAAGATCCTCCGTTGGGAATGTCGTCACAGGTTCTTCCTAGTGTGAATCAGTCTGTTAGGCACAGTCTTAACTACACGCTGCGCGTTGCCGCCGATCAAGCACATTCTAATTGCGTGAACAACGAACCAGAAAAAGCACAGTTGTTTATAAACATAATAGTAGATATTTTAGAGTTATTGACTGAGAGGAAGAACGCATGATCGGGAAGGACTACCTCCCGCAGTACGCTGCCGAGGCGGTGAGGGATCTGGAGGAGGCGGCAAGGCGATTGAGAGTGTTTGCTGACGCAACTCGCGGCAAGGAGCAAGAGAAGTACGCAAAGATGTATGTGGCTCACCTTGTAGTAGCCGATTTGCTGCGGCGAGCCGAACACGTAGTGCTTCCTCCAAACGGAGAAATCTATCGGGACAACAAACACACGGGGCCGACGAATCAGGAGTGCGTATCTCTGACAGGGTTACCTGCTCCGATTACCTCGTTTGAATTTCCGTGGACGCACAACATGGAGGGGCCTTTAAATCCGAAATACGAGTATCACGGTGAGGAGTCACAATTAGAGAATCCACCGAAGCGAATCGCTTTGGTGTTGGACGAAAAACAATTAAGTCCGGAGACAGCGGAAGATGAGGAAAAAACGCGGATCGCGTTTTATAGCGTTTGCTACTACGAATCCATAAAGAGATGGGCGTTTTCCCCACACTCCCTTACGGTGTTTGATCCGTTTCAAGTGCAAAGGTTTGAAGATAGACCAAAAGGGTGGGCAGCCAAAGCGCAAGTCCTTGACATACTGGAAGCCGAGTACATAGATCAAAAAGATATAGATCGGGGCGCGGCAGTCTTCAGCGAATATCAATCGGACATTAGCCTCGTAGTGCAAGCCTGTCATGCGCTGCGCGTAGGCGCGACGTTGGAGACCCGCAAGGATAAGTCATACACACGCACTCGCACGTTTGAGAAGGCAGGCGTGGGTGGGTTTGAGTATCACGTGCTGAAGTTGCCACACGGCACGGTCAAAGAAACGCTGGGCACACGGGAGGGCAGCGAGCGAGATGGCCCGAGGTATCACTTCCGACGCGCTCACTTGCGTAACTTATCGACCGGGGCACAGACTTTTGTGCGATCCTGCTTTGTCGGTAACCGCGAGAAGGGCGTGGTCGAGAAGACATACAAGATGGAGAAGGAGGTTGCAGCATGAAGCCGATAGAGATTGGTCGCAAGCGATTGAGTGACATCGTGTGGGGCATCATCGACGAGAAGGTGGGCGACTTCCCGTATGAAAAGATTGAGAAGATCGTTGAAGATCAGCAAGCACTACGATCTCAGGCCGATTACAACACCGGATCTGTGCCGGTGGATGACGCGTTTGAGTTGTACAAGGTGGTGAAGTTCTTTCAGCCCAAGGTCATTGCCGAGGTGGGTACGTTCATCGGTGTGTCCACGATGGTGATGGATCTGGCTACGCCTGATGTGACTGTGATCCATACATGCGATGCGTCGAACAATATCAATCTGGAGATGCTTGCGAACGTCATTCAGTATCCCAAGACGCTCTCTTGTGACATGTTCAGAGACCTCGCTGCAAAAGAAGTGAAGGTTGATCTCGTGTACCTCGACGGACGACTGGGTCAGGATGACATCGAGCCGTTAAGTAAGATCGTTCACGAGAAGACTGTGGTTATCTTCGACGACTTTGAAGGGGTTGAGAAAGGCGTAGTCAACGCGTTGATGATCGAAGCCCCGAACCGTATGCTGATCTATCCTCGCGATGGTAGGAAGACAGCGATGTCCATTCCATTCACCTTACTGCATATCATTCCGCAGGAGGCCGTATGATCCGTTGGTTATTAGACTTTTTTAAACGCCGCGACGAGTATCGCCGCCGTGAGTGGGCACACGTACCACCCCCGAGTTGGGGTGCATCAAGAGGCGGGAGGGATTACTGGTGAACATAGGAGATACGAAGACCATGATTATTAAATTCTTAAAATCTTTTTTTGAGTCCAAGCAGAAACTCAGAGCGCGGATTGAATTTCTTGAGGAGCGTTTGGCTCAGAGTGAAATACGTTGGGTTGAACAAGAAAAGGAACTCGACAGATTGAGAGAGGACGTTAAGTTTCTTGACCCCGGTTGTTATGAGCGTGGCTGCGTGGCGAGAGATATGTTTGATATTCATATCAAGGACGCTTGAGGAAAAAGTATGCCCGAAGAAAAGAAAGAATCGCAGACGCTGCCCCAGATGATGGACGCGGTGTTTAAACACGCTACGGAATTGTCGAGCCAAGACAAGTTCGACGAGGCTGCTAATGCGTTCAGTAACATCGCAGACTGCATTGGCATGATGACAGGCGCTATCTTGCAGCGTGGTCGATGCCATTGGGAGATGCGACGATGGTCGCTTGCCAAGCGAGACTTTAATTCCGCGATTGCCATCGATCCGACGAACGCAGATGTGCAATGGACGAAGGCACTCCTCGATCTTCAGTTGCACGACTTTGAAAACGGGTGGCGCGGTTACGAGTCCCGGTGGGGCAGTAACTCTTTCAAGACGGCCAAACTTCATACCACTCGCCCGCAATGGCAGCCGGGCATGGAGTGCGATCACTTGTTTGTATGGCAAGAGCAAGGCGTTGGTGACCAGATCATCTACACAACCTTCCTGCCGCTCCTGAAGAAGCAGGTCAAACGCCTGACGGTGATGATCGATCATCGTCTTGTGCCGCTATACAAAAGATCATTCCCTGACATCGAGTTCATTGGACCGACAGATCGTTGTAAGTTGGGGAAGAACGCCGCTCATCTGCCGATGGGTAGCATCTCGCAGCACTTCATTAAGAAATTGTCAGACCTCCCGAAGAACGTATCGACTAACTATCTCAAGCCTGATTTTGAGAAGCGCGACCTGCTCCGTAACCTGATGGGCGTGACTGACAAGGACTTTGTAGTCGGCATCTCGTGGTCAAGTAAGGCGGGCGTCATCGGACAGCATAAGAGCATGGCTTTAGAGGCAATGCTTCCGTTGTTCAACATCCCCAACGTCAAGTTCGTAAACCTGCAGTACTCCGACATGTTGCAGGAGATCGCAGAGTTTGAAGAGAAGCATGACAAGAAGATCATCACGGTCAACGCCATCAATAACTTCTTGGATCTGGACGGCCTCGCTTCGTTGATCTCTGCGTGCAATGCAGTGGTCTCTGTCAGCAATGCCACGGTGCATCTGGCTGCTGCGATAGGCAAGCCAGTGTTCTTGCTTGATGCCAATAAGTTGTTCTTCTGGAATCACCGAGTCGGGCGTAAGAACCTGTGGTATCCGTCCGTTCGTATCTATCCTCGCGGCAACATGCTTGAGCCGTGGACGCTACCCGTCGAGGCGGCAGCGAAAGATTTAAAGGCCATGCGCGATATGCAGAGTGGCTTGCTGAAGACAGAAACAATAGAGACTTTCGTGTTTTTTCATGTGGGAAGCGATATCTCGTACCCGCAGAAGATGGTCAGTTCGATTCGGATATCGAACCCGGCAGCAGAGATCATCATGTGTACCGACAAGGCGACGCCCGAAGTACTTGGGGTTGACCAGCGCATCGAGGACGAGGTTGATCGCACTCGACTCATGACCGAGCGCCTACGCATGTACGGGATGGCGAAACTGACTTACCCGGCGATCTATCTCGACACAGACATGTTGGTGACCAAGAAGATCAAGCCCGCCGAGATGCTGGGTGACAACGATATTGCGCTTTGTCAGAGGAGTTTCGAGCGGGACGCCGAGTTTAACACCGAGCAGCGTGGGCTCTCGTTCCCCGAGTACGCAGGGAAAACCCTTATGGAGGTGTACCCGTACCTTGCTTGTACAATCGTCGCCAAGGATCACACGGTGTGGGATAGGCTGCTTGAGATCCTGCGCGACATGGACCCGAAGTACCACGTGTGGTACGGGGATCAGGAAGCCTTGAAGGTTATCGCCACAGAACGTCGAGGCAAGGTCACGGTGTTCAGCGAGAGTGAGTACGGCTGCTTGCCAGAGCATATCGGCACGGCTGACTCTAAGATCTTCCACTTCAAAGGCCCGCACCGTAAGCAGATGTTTGAGGACGTAGCGTGAAAGTTTTTATTGGTTGGGACAGCCGCGAAGACGTTGCGTATCAGGTTTGTCGAGAGTCGCTTGCGCGTAACTCTTCCATCGAACTGAACATCAAGCCGATCAAGCAGAGCGATCTGCGTGAGAAGAATCTGTACTGGCGGGAGCATGATCCGCTGTCGTCTACCGAGTTCTCCTTCACCCGATTCCTCACACCGTATCTTGCAGGATACGAAGGGTGGGCGTTGTTCATGGACTGTGACTTCTTCTGGCGAGGAGATGTGGCAGGGTTACTAGACTACGCTGATCCGAAGTATTCGGTGATGTGTGTACAGCACAAGTACAAGCCGAAGGAAGAGACGAAGATGGACGGAGCGGCACAGCACCAATACCCACGTAAGAATTGGTCGAGCCTGATGCTGTTCAATTGCGGGCATCCTGACATCAAGCAGAATCTGACTCCGAAGACCGTGAACATTGCGACGGGTATGTATCTGCATCGGTTCAGGTGGACAGGTGATGAGCAGATCGGTGCGTTGCCTATCGCCTATAACTACCTTGAAGGATGGCACACTAAGAACGATTGCCCGAACCCGGTCGCTGTTCACATGACCCGAGGTGGGCCGTGGTTCAAGGATTGGCAACACGTTGAATACGCCGACGAATGGTTGGCAGTAGCGAAGGAGATTTAAAGTGTCTGACGAAGAAGAGGTTTATCTAGTTAACCCTGACGGCACATCGCCCGGTAAGAAAGAAATTACATGGGTTAAAATTGGTGACGACGGAAGTTTGGAATACATCAACTGGGAAACAATTAATGAGTACTCGAAAGAGTTTGATGAACTTGGTTCAAACGGAAGGCGTACTCAGACCCATGTTATCTGCAAACTGTTAACCCTTATTCGTGATGAAACGCGAAAAGAATTGGAGATCAAATGATGAAGAAAACGCTGCACAGTGAATTTCTTGAAAGACACCCGTCTTTAAAGTATGAAATTGGAAACGATTTTGTTGGCGTATTTGACGGAATTTTCTCTGAGAATTTATGCAAGACGGCTATTCATGAATTTGAAGTGCGGGACAAGATTGATAAAACTTACAACCGCGTACAGGGATTTGATAAGCAGCGCCACGTAGTTAGCGATTCGGCCATAGATTTTAGAGGCCATGCATTCTACGAAGACTTAGGTTTTAAATATGTCTCCGATGAATTTTCTAATGTTTTCTGGTCTATTGCATATCCGTTATACAGAGAAAAGTATTCAATTCTAAACACTTATGCTCGTCATGAAATTCACACAATCAAACTTCAAAGGACTAAACCCGGCGAGGGGTATCACGTTTGGCATTCTGAAGATATGGCCCGGCATGAGTGTACCCGAGTAGCGGTATTTATTCTTTACCTGAATGATATAGACGAAGGCGGCGAAACAGAATTTTTATACTTAAATAAAAGGATTAAACCTGAAGCGGGCAGGTTGATCATTTGGCCTGCTGGGTTTACGCACACGCACAGGGGAAATCCTCCTCTAGGTGATAAAGAGAAGTACATCCTTACGGGATGGGTGGAACTTTAATGTTTTTATTTAAATCTAAAAAAGTGGTAGTAGACTGTTTTACTCGTGAGCCGGTAGTGGCCCAAAACTATCCTATTAAAAAATCTTTTAGCTACGTGCCGGAGTGGTGGAGGAATTTGGAGCAATGCGTACATCACCGTACGCAGTATGCGATTGCCCGCCCTTCGCCTACCATGAAGACATGTACAGGGTTTATAAATCTATTCCAAAAAACTTGGACGATACCCCTATGGACTGACTTTATTTTACAAACTAGAAGCGATGGGAATTACGATTACCTGTTTCCTAACCCTGTCGATCCTTCGCATATAGGTAGCCACCCAAGCCATCAACATCAAGACGGTATGCGCGATAGAATCCACGTGAAAATAACTCCTCCTTGGATTTTATGGGAAAAAACAGGAATTCATTTTGTATTTTTTGGGGCAGACTGGACGTTAATGGATGAACTGCCGTCTGTCAGAGTAGTCCCCGGCATAGTTAATTACAGAGACCAACATGGTTCTGCTGTAAACTTTTTTGTGGATAAAAAAGACGCGAGATTAGAATTCCGGGCTGGTACGCCAATGGTTTATTTGGCCCCCATGACCGATAAGAAAGTTGAATTTAAAGTTCAAGTAGTGGACGAGCAAGAATGGAGTAAGTTAGAGAAACACAAAGCCGTTTTCCTAAATAAATTTATTACCCGAGGAAAGTGGAAGTGAACAAATATCACTTCATTTCTGGGTTGCCAAGATCTGGGTCAACACTACTTGTAAGTATTCTGAATCAAAACCCAAAGTTTTATGCGGAGATAGCGAACCCGCTGGCTGATTTTGTCAGCGCCGTAGCAAGCGCCTACACCCACAGGACTGCGACGCATAAGATCATCTGTCCACCAGACAGGATTGCTGACACAGTGAAAGGCATGGTGGATGGGTACTACTCTTTTACGAACAAACCAGTGGTGTTCAACACAGATCGTTCGTGGACAAGAACTCCAGAATACTTGGCTGCTGTTTACCCTGACTTCAAACTAATATGTACTGTCAGAGACTACGCTGATGTGTTGAATTCTTTTGAATACCTCTACAAAAAGCGAGGGATTCGCGAAGACTCGCTCTACGGCGAACGTGCTTTAAACGTCTACACAAGAACAGTGGCGCTAGACACTGGGTATGTTCGTAATTCGTATGACTCTTTAAAAGAGTGTTACTACGGCCCTTACCGGAAGCATCTTCTTCTGGTGGAGTACCAAGACTTAGTTACTGCTCCGCATTCCACCATGAAGGAAATTTACGACTTCATTGGTGAGCCGTACTTTGAGCACGACTTCAACGATGTGGAGTACTCATTTCCTGAGTATGATCATGCGACTAATTTTCCAAACCTCCACACAGTAAGGAAGAAACTGGAAGCCCATGTAAACAACACGGTTCTTCCACCCGATATTTATAATCGATTTAAAGGCATGGAATTTTGGAGACAATGACTGAGAAGAAGACTTATACAAAGCCGTCGCGGTTCAACTTAGTACTGTCGCTTGATCAATACAAATACTTGTTGCAGCGCAAGGCTCATGCAAGGAAGTACGACGAGCGGGTGAAGTACAAAGATCTGGTGGAGAAGTGGGGCATCGCACAGCACCACATGGCTAGTGCCGTGTACCGTGGGATCAAACAATACGACGACCGGATAAAGGAGGAGGAACGTGTCAATAACATACGACGACAAATCGCCGCCGGGCGCATGGAAAGACGAAATGAAAGCCGCGCCGTGGGGGTATGGGCAGACGCAGCAACAACAGATAGACCGTGCTTTGCAGAATATCCGCAGAGCCGGGTTATCCGAGGAGGCTACAGTGATTTCGTTAGAGCTAGTTACTTTGAGGAATGAATTGGAGGCACTACGTGGAGATCGAAGATGATATCCTTGACCTGATCCGCGAGTTGCCTCGTGAGATCAATGACGCATCAACAACAACGGAATTTAAATTCTTAACAGTGGGCAGCGTTCTGTGGCAGTGCCATGACGAGATCAAGTACTTGCGTGCAGAAGTTGCGAGGTTGAAAAGTGACGGTCGTAGTAAAAAAGGAAAGAAGGTGTACTGAGTGTAAGCGCCAGTTCGCTACGCCGGAATCATATCGGTCTCACAAATACAAGTTTGGTGGGTGCCGTTCGTTAGAAGCCTTGGCAGCAGCCGGGTTCATAGAAACGGGTAAAGGTTGGAAATACACAAGATTAGTGGGGAACAAATGAGTCCTAGAATTTTTATCAGTATTATTTCGTACCGTGATCCGCTGTTGATGAGCACGGTCATGTCTGCGTATAACAACGCGAGATACAAGCAGCAATTGGTTTTCGGCATCGTAGATCAAGCGTATCCCGGAGAGTTCTTTACTCCCAAAGCATTGTCCTATGACGGGCAGATTCGCTATCTGCGCGTAGATCCTGAGTACGCACGAGGCGCTTGCTGGGCTAGAAACTCCGCGCAGACCATGTGGAACGGCGAAGACTATTTCATGCAGATCGACTCGCACACGCTGTTCGATGCTGATTGGGATGAGATCCTGATCAATGCTTATCAAGACTTGAAGCAGTATCACGATAAGCCGGTCATTACTGCGTATCCGCATTCCTTCTCTGCAGTCGATGACAACATCAACAATCTGAAGAAGTACAAGTACAACGGGTTGCTGACCCTCGTAGTCGATGCCCCCGGTACGTTCAAGAAGGATCTGTACGTCAGTACTCACGCACGTGTTCTGGGTCGCAAAGATCCTGTACACGGTTTCTTACTGAGCGCCAACTGCCTATTCGCGCAAGGCTCCGTCTGCGAAGAAGTGCCGTACGATCCTTACCTTTACTTCTCAGGAGAGGAGCACTCGCTTGCTTTGAGACTGTGGACACACGGATACAACATCTTCCACATCCCGCAGATCCCGGTATACCACCACTACGGACGGAGTTACCGGACGACAGTGTGGAGCGACACGTTCATCGAAAACAACCGCGCACAAAAGTGGTACAACTACGATAAGAATTCTAGGTCGCGGTTGACAGACGTAGTGACAGGCACGTTACCCGGAGTGTATGGCCTTGGCTCACAACGTACGTTGGACCAGTACATTGAGTGGTCAGGCATTGACTACCGCAACAAGACCTTGACGACTAAGGCGTTGACTGGTGATGGCATCTTTGACCACGATTACAAGGCACCGCTGGTCTTGATATGAGTCTGATCACACTCGACTTTGAGACGTACTACTCCAAGGACTACAGTCTCAGCAAACTGACGACGGAAGAGTACATCCGCGACAAGCGGTTTGAAGTCATTGGCGTGGCATTTAAAGTTAATAACAACCCAACCGAATGGGTGACGGGTACACACCATGACATTCAAAAACGACTCAAGGAACTAGACTGGGAGAACTCTGCCCTCCTCTGTCACAACACACTCTTTGACGGGGCGATCCTGTCATGGGTATTTGGGATTGAGGCGGGCGTATATATGGACACGCTCTGCATGGCGCGGGCGGTACATGGGGTGGATGCGGGCGGCTCGTTGGCTGCCCTCGTCAAGCGTTACAACTTAGGGGAAAAGGGAACGGAGGTAGTCGATGCACTGGGTAAGAAGCGTGGGGACTTTGATAGTGGAGACCTTGATCGGTATGGCGGTTATTGTCGTAATGACGTTGATCTTACTTATTCTCTATTCTATGTCTTGGCTGAAAGATTTCCGAGATCAGAACTTGAACTGATCGACATGACTCTGCAGATGTTCATCAAGCCCACACTGAAGATTGACGATGGGCTGCTGATGGATCGGCAGGAGGAGATCAAGACGGAGAAGTCTGAATTACTTCGTGGCCTGATGTCGGTGCTCAAGGCCGAGAACGAGGAAGAGGTTCGTAAGAAACTCTGCAGCAACAAGCAGTTTGCTCAGGTGTTGGAATCATTCAACATCAAGCCTCCGGTCAAGACTAGCCCGACGACGGGCAAAGAAACATTTGCATTTGCTAAGAACGACGAGGGCTTCATTGAACTGACGCAGCATGAAGACCCGGTAGTGCAGCAACTTTGCGCGGTGCGTCTGGGTACTAAATCAACTTTGGAGGAAAGCAGAATTGAACGCTTTATTCGTATTCGTGGTAGGAACCGTGGTCGGCTACCTATCCCGCTCAAGTATTACGGCGCTCACACGGGTCGCTGGTCGGGTATGGACTCCGTCAACTTACAAAACCTTCCATCACGAGATAAGAAAAAGAAGGCACTCAAGAATTCGGTGGTGGCTCCGGAAGGCACTGTCGTTATCAACTGCGACTCCTCGCAGATCGAAGCACGCGTCCTTGCGTGGCTGGCTGGGCAGGCATCTGTAGTCGAGCAGTTCCGCAAGGGTGAGGATGTGTACAGCATCTTCGCCAGTAAGATCTACGACCGCCCGATCAGCAAGAAAGATCCAGTCGAGCGGTTCGTGGGTAAGACCTGCATCCTTGGACTGGGCTACGGGACCGGGGCTTTGAAACTGAAGCACACTTTGAAGACCCAGCCGCCGGGGGCGGATATCACCGAGGAAGAAGCCAAGCGCATCGTGTCGGTGTACCGCAACGAGAACGACAAGATTCCAGACCTCTGGTCTGAGTGTGACCGTGCTTTAAATGACATGATGAAAGGGGTCAATCGTAGCTACGCCTTGGGACAGGGTGGAGCACTATGGGTCACTCCAGACGGTATCGAACTACCGAACACCTTGAAGATCCGTTATGCCAACCTGCGATTGGAAGAAGGCAAGATGGTCTACGACTCTCGCAAAGGGCCGGTCAATATCTGGGGTGGTGGCATGGTGGAGAACGTAGTGCAGGCTCTGGCCCGCATCATCGTAGGCGAACAGATGATTAAGATCCGGGAAAAATACCGTCCGGTGCTGACTGTCCATGACGCCGCTGTGATCGTGGCTCCGAAAGATGATGTCGAAGAAGCCCTTGAATTCATAACAAAAATTATGTCTACTGCTCCGGAATGGTGTGCAGATTTGCCTGTGGCTTGTGAGGCCAAATGGGGCGAATCATACGGAGAGTGCTAAGTGATTAAGTGGAGTTACAGTGGACTGAAGGACTACGTGAACTGCCCCCGGCAGTATTACGAAGTGAAGGTCGCCAAGAATTTTACCAAGCGTCCTACTCAGCAGATGCTGTACGGCACGGCTGTTCACAAGGCACTGGAAGATTACGTTGGAGAGGGCAAGCCGCTTGAGAAGAACTACGAGCGGTACCAACCCATGCTGGATGCTCTGCTGACTATCGAGGGAGAACGACTTCCTGAGTATCGCATGGCGATCAACACGGAATTAGAACCGTGCACATGGGGAGCCGAGGACTACTGGGTCCGAGGTATTGTGGACTTGCTTGTGCTGGGCGGCGACACGGCTTACATCGTGGACTACAAAACCGGTAGCGCCAAGTATCCGGACGTGAACCAATTAAAGTTAATGTCCTTGATGACCTACGCCCACTTCCCCAATGTCAAACACATCAAGGCTGGTTTGCTGTTCGTTGCACACAACACGTTCATCAACGAGGTCTATCACCGGGATCAGTCTGAGGACATGTGGAAGGATTTTCTCCCTGATCTGGAACGACTGAAGTTATCCTACGACAACGACAAGTGGCCGGAGAATCCAACCCCGCTGTGCGGCTGGTGTCCGGTGACTAGCTGTCAATTTCATAAGGTGCGCTAATGCCATACGTCAACAAGAAACGTCCATACGACAAAGAATACCAGCAGCAAAAGGCTCGCGGGGAACATGCAGACCGCATGGAGCGTCAACGCGCTCGCCGCGCAGTCGATAAGACTGGGAAAGATTTAAATGGTAACGGGAAAGCAGACCGTCGCGAGGGCAAAGATATTGCCCACAAGAAACCACTGTCTCGCGGTGGTACGAACAAAGACGGTTACACTATTCAATCGGTTCGCCGGAATCGCTCCTTTAAACGTACCTCGACGGGAGCGATGAAGGTCTAGTCCCCACAAGGCATGAGTGTGGAGGACGGGGGGTTTCCTCACCCACTTCCCCCCAGCGAGATTCATCCCTCGCTCAACCATGCCTGTCAGCGATGGCTTAGCTTTATTGCTTTTCCGGGTCGTGCGCTGACCGACTAACCCCCGTAAGGGGTCTTAGTAATCGGAGTAGTTATGCAGATTATTGATGACACAGTCCTGCAGTTTCGGCTGCCGTATCAACTCGCCGACGATGTGTATTCCTGCATCGATAAATGCGAGATCCATAAGTCCGTAGGACAGGACAAAGAACTACTGATGTATTGGGGGCACGAGGAAGTCCAACGACTGACTCACCTGTGCGACGCTGCACTACCCACTACCCTGAAAGTTCCCTCACCCATGCAGCGGGACTATAAGTGGCCCGGCGTTTACAAACCGTTCGATCACCAGAAGGAAACGGCAGAGTTTCTATCCGTCAGGCAACGAGCGTTTTGTTTCAACGAGGCAGGCACTGGCAAGACTTCGGCTGCAATTTGGGCAGCAGACTACCTGATGAATATCGGGGCAATACGCAAGGTGCTAGTTATCTGCCCAATCTCAATCATGTACTCAGCATGGCAAGCCGACGTGCTGAAGACTGCCATGCACCGTTCTTGTGGTGTGGCGTACGGTCCATCCGAGCGCCGAAAGAAGATCATCCGTAGCGGCTATGACTTCACCATCATCAACTACGACGGCACTCACGTCATGTTGGAGGAGTTAAAGACCGCTGACTTTGACCTGATCATCGTTGATGAAGCCAATGCTTATAAGACTGTCAGCACCCGCAGATGGAAGACGCTGGCTAAACTCATACAGCCTCACACGTGGCTCTGGATGATGACCGGTACTCCTGCCTCACAGTCTCCGGTCGATGCGTTTGGCATCGCTAAACTTGTCTCGCCGTACCGAGTTCCGAAGTTCATGACTGCATGGCGCGACAAAGTCATGATGCAGATATCACGTTTCAAGTGGATGCCAAAACGCACAGCACAAGAAGAAGTCTTTAACGCACTGCAGCCCGCGATACGGTTTACCAAGGCAGAGTGTCTTGACTTGCCAGAGGTGATGTATCAGACCCGTGATGTCCCACTGACCCCACAAGTCATTGCGTACTACAAGCGACTTCGCGACCAGATGCTGGTGCAAGCAGCAGGCGAACAGATCACCGCTGTCAATGCTGCGGCATCGCTCAACAAATTACTGCAGTTGTCAGGCGGCGCTGTATATACAGACACCCGTGAAGTTGTTGAGTTCGACATCTCGCCACGTTTAAACGCACTCGAAGAAGTACTTGATGAAACTGTAAATAAAGTTGTAGTATTTGTTTCGTACACGCATACTATCGATGTGGTGGCTGAACACTTAACGGAAAAGGGATACAGCAACGAGATCATTCAAGGCGCAGTTGCAGCGGCAAAGCGATCAGAGATCATTCAAAGATTTCAGACGCAGCAGCACCCACGGGTGTTGATCATTCAGCCGCAAGCCGCATCGCATGGTGTGACGTTGACTGCTGCAGATACTGTAGTGTTTTGGTCGCCCGTGATGAGCGTGGAAACGTATCTTCAGTGCATCGCTCGCATCGACCGTGTGGGTCAAAAGAACCGCATGACCGTGGTTCACCTGCAGGGTTCAGATGTCGAGAAGAAGATGTACACGATGCTGCAAGGCAAAGTTGATAACCATCAATTGTTGGTGGATATGTACAAACAGGAGTTGGAAAGCAATGAGTAAGTTCAATACCGAAGAGTTAGTGTCGGCATATCTCGCACTGCGTAACAGCCGCGCTGAGTTGAAAGATAACTACGAGGAAGCTGACGGCAAACTAAAGTCTGAGATGGAACAGATCGAGCAGGCTATGCTTGAGATCTGTAACGACGTTGGTGCCGACAGTATTAAGACTACGTACGGCACGCTGATCCGCAAAGTCAATGAGCGGTTTTACTGCACTGACTGGGACAACTTCAAGAATTACGTGCTTGAGAACGAGGCTGTGGAACTTCTTGAGCGTCGTATACATCAGGGGAACTTTAAGGAGCACATGACGCAGATCGAAGGTCAGGGTCTCCCTCCGGGTGTTAACGTGATGCGCGAGTATGGCATCACAGTTCGCAAAGCAAGCTAAGTTAGGAGTTTAGTTATGAGCAACGATTTGATTCTGAGTATCAAGAACACTCTCGCCAAAGTTGGCGTTGATGATGAGACCCGTGCTGTCGCTGGCAAAGGCGGTGGCGGTGGTGGCAATAAGCGCATCTCCATCAAAGGCGGTGTGTTCCGCAAGTACGTAGGTGGTAAGGAAGTCGCGGCTGTCGAAGATCGCCACATGAACGTGGTGTTCGTCAAGATGGCTCCGGACCCGAGCCGTACGTTCTACACTGGCGCGTACAAGGAAGGTGAGAAGATCTCTCCGGCCTGCTGGTCAAGCAACTCCAAGTCGCCTGATCCGGAAGTCAAGAATCCTCAATCTGCTTCCTGCGAGACGTGCCAGTGGTCCGTCAAGGGTTCAGGTCAGGGTGGCAGTGGTACTGCATGTCGTATGTCATGGCGTACGGCGGTTGTTCTGCCCGGTGACCCGAGCGGTGACGTGATGCAGTTGGTTCTTCCGGCTACCTCAGCGTTCGCTAAGGAAGATGCAGGCAAGTGGGGCTTCCGTCCGTACTGTCAGTATTTGGCAAATAACAACATCAGCGCCAAGCATGTTGTGACCAAGATGCAGTTCGATACGAAGTCGCCTGTACCGAAGGTGATGTTCTCGCCGGTATCAGCAATTGACGATGCTGTCTTGCCGATTATCGAAGCGCAGTCGAAGTCGCAGGCCGCCGAGAATGCTGTCAAACTGAACGTCTACCAGTCTGATGAGGGCGAGGCTCCGGCGATTCCGGAACCGACTCTTCGTAAGTCTGACAAGGCGGAATCTGTTCCTTCTGAAGACGTGTCTGAAGTCATCAAGAAGTGGTCAAAGAAAAAGTAACGGTGATTTATGGCACGACCTTACGGACAAAAATTTCTCATCGCTCTTAATAAGTCTGAGCCCGACACCCTCGGGCTGCAGTTGGCGAAGTTGTGTGTAAAGGCAAACTTGCCTGCCACTATGGTGGCGACTGCGTTGGAGGTGTCTTCAACAACAGTCTACAAATGGTTTCGCGGACAGGGAATCAGAGAGCGTAAGCGTAAGGCAGTGGAGGTCTTGATTGACCTCATGAAGGAAGACCTTGCTAATGGAGACTTACCCGTCGCCGATGTGAATGCTGCTGCAGCATACATGGAAGCGATGCTTGGTAAACCCATTCGCTGATATGGCTTCTCCCTTTCACGGCGGGGGACTGACACCCCGCCTTATTTCTCGCTGCGCTTATGAGAAAACAATTTTACGAAAAAGCACTACCATCGCAGGGCGTCTACTGCGTTGCGTTGATCAATGCCGAGACGAAACGAACACGACATGAGTACGTCTACAACGTAACGGAATTGGAAGAGGTACTAGCTAAGTACTCCAACCAGACTGAATACAACGTATACGTCGCTCCCTGCTCGTTCCAAGACGAGAGTCGTAACTCCAACAATGCGTTGTTTGGGCGCTCGTTCTTTGTTGACCTTGATGTCAATCACGGTAGCGTCTGTTACACGAGCAAAGAAGAAGCTTTAAATGCACTAACTGAGTTCCTCAACGAGCATGACTTGCCTCCGCCTGTTCGGATCGACTCCGGTGGTGGTATTCAAGCGTACTGGCTGTTTGAGGAAGACGTATCGGCGGAAGAATGGAAGGTTGTTGCGGCGCTGTTCAAACAGTTCTGCATGGACAATGGCCTTCTGATCGACCCTGCTGTGACGGCAGATGCTGCTCGCATCATGCGTTGCCCTGAGACGATGAACCTTCGGGTGCAGGCTGCCTCTAAGTTTATTGACGACGAGTTCAACCAGTACGACTTTGGTGCATTTAAATCTTTCCTAGGCGGCGAAGAGGCCGTCGAGTCTATCGAGCAGATCAAGACTAAGTCTCGCGGGATGGATGAAGAGACCAAGGCCATCGCCCGTCTCGACAACTTTCAAGACTCGTTCGCTGTGCTGGCTGAGAAGAGTCTCTCCGGCAACGGCTGTAACCAGATTAAGTACGCCATCGAGAACCGCGAGACCCTGCCATACGGTCTATGGTTCGGGGCCTTGTCGATTGCTCAACGATGCGTCGATAGAGAAGGTGCGATCCGTGCTGTATCTGAAGGACACCCGGACTACACGTACGAGAAAGCAGAGCAGAAAGCCCAAGAGACGGCCAAGGCTAGTGGCCCGTGGACATGCACTAAGTTTGGCGAGGAGTTCCCGGACGGCTGCGAAGACTGTCCATTCCGGGGGCAGTTCACATCGCCGATTGCCTTGGCGCGACAGGTCCGGTTACCGACACAGGAGACCGCTCCACTCCCAGTGCCCGAAGAGGACGCAGTATGGGGCGAGGCTAGCAATCAAGACCTACTAATTTTCCCGGAGTATTTAGAGCCGTTCAGCCGCAGCGCACGGGGCAGCATCATGTACAGTCCACCGGCTACCATCGACAAGACCGGTAAAGTGGTGCAGCACCCACCGATAGAGTTGATAACGCGTCCGGTGTACCCATACAAGCGTATGTTCAGCCCGCATGACGGCGAATGTTTCATGGTTCGAACAGTCATGCCGATGGACGGATACCGGGAATTCATGCTGCCGGTAGATCAAGTGTATTCGCAGGAGCATCTGACTAAGGCGCTCGTGCAAAGCGGGGCGACGTTTGACCCCGAGAAGACTAAGTACGTTATGAAATATTTCATTCGCTGGGCAGAGTACCTGTCGAGCGTGGGGAGGGCAGAACAAATGAGAATGCAAATGGGATGGACGGCAGAGCGAGACGGCTTTGTCATCGGCAACAATGAAGTTAAGCCTGACGGAGAAGTGGTCAAAGCCGCTTCGTCTCCGCTGGTCCGTGGCGTGGCACAGCATTTAAAGCCTGCTGGCGACTACGCGGTTTGGAAGTGGGCGACGACTATTTTCAATCGCCCCGGTTTCGAGATGCAGGCATTCGGAATGATGACCGGGTTCGGTTCTCCTCTGATGAGCCTGACGACGGTGGCGGGGGCATCGCTCTGCTTCCTGAGCGCCAACTCAGGTACAGGTAAGACCGGCTCGCTCTACGGTGCAATCAGCATCTGGGGGCATCCCAAAGAACTGAGCCTTGTGGATCAAGGTGCGACACAGAACGGTTTCATCGGACGTTATCTGAACCTGAAGAACCTGCCACTTGGTATTGACGAGGCATCCAACGCTAAGGCTGAGGATCTGGCTAAGCTGATTCACGCGGTGTCGCACGGTAAGGCCAAGGTTCGAATGCAGTCCTCGGTTAATGCTGAGCGCGAGCACGAAGCCTCGGCATCGATGATTACGTTCTTCACGACGAACCAATCCATCTACAACAAGTTGGAGACACTCAAGGCGCGACCTGATGGTGAGATGGCCCGCCTCGTTGAGTTCACGGTCAAGCAGCCGGACTGGTTCAACGACGACGTGGGTATCGCGCACTTCGATAAATTTAAATATCACTACGGGCACGCTGGCATTGAGTTCATCCAGCACTACTACAAGCGCGGTGAGCTTTACGTCAAAGACTTAGTGGATAAGTGGTACAAGCGTTTCAATGACGCTGTGGGTAACGACACGGGCTACCGCTTCTATCGTAACTTGGTAGCTGCCACATTCGCTGGCGGTGAACTGGCCGTCGAGGCTGGGATCGTCGAACTTGACCTTGAGCGTATTTTCAACGCCGTCATACTGGAGATCATTCAATTGAAGGACGATACCGTTAAGATCAATAAGACCGACTACCCTGCGCTGGTCACCGAGTTCCTGCTCAACAACTGGGCTGGCATGTTGGTGTTGGACGACAACAATCGCGTGGTGCAGGAGCCTATGTACGGCAGGCCACTGATCGCCCGGTCAGAGATTACAGACAGTATGCAGTACATCTCCAAGAACGAATTTAAGAAATTCTTGGTAGAAAAGCAGGTAAGTAGCCGTGAGTTTGAGAAGGCTATGGAGCAGCACGGCCTCATTAAGAAGATCGACCGGCATCGTCTCTCGACGGGTTGGAACAAAGGTATTCATGCGAATGCGGTTGCAGTGTATGCCATCAAAGCTAAGTTGCCGGACGAGTTGTTGAAGCAGAATGAATCAAGTACCTGAGCCGGAATGGATATTCCCATTCGATCAGATGAACGTGGGCGACAGTTTCTTTATACCGACGCTACGCCCCGCTGAGCTATTGTTTGCCGTGGATAACCGAGCCAAGGTGGCAGGGGTGAAGGTGAAAGCCTTTCCCTCGTCCAAGGATGGACGCCTCGGCATCCGTGTATGGCGCGTGGCCTAGGGTACTAAGTTCTTAGCTGCGCCGAATCGGTAGTAATCGTCGATGTCTTCTTCGTATGTTTTGTAAAGACCGTCTACCTGATTCATGAATACGTCGCGGCTCTTGTTGATTTCTTTCTTGTAGTTTTTTCGATCTTTCGGCGTTTCAGCATAGATCTCACCCACGGCGGTCATCTCCCGCAGGTTACTTAGCGCGGCGATCTGCTGGTTGTAGATGTACACAATTGCAGGTGCGTTCGGATACTTCTTGATGAAGCGTTCTGCAAAAGCGGGATCTGGATTGTTAATGGCAGTGTCGTAGCCCCGCTTGAGTACCTCGATACGCTCACGGGCCTTGTTGAACGTGATCACAGACGGGCTGATCTTGTTACCGATGTAGCTGTCGAGAATTACCAGATCCGTCTTGGGATCAAAGTCTTTCTGCCCCGCTGCGACAAGCCCGATGTTTACGAAGTCCGACAGGATGGATACGACGCCGTCAGCGTATGCCGTAGCGAGATACCGCAGTTCATTCGGATCGTACTGCACGCGACCATCTGTAGCTGCCAAGATTTTTTTAGAAGCATAGCGATACATCTCTTCGATGTTCTCAGAACCCGCGTATGCAGGCCCATAGCGGTTGTAATAGTCGCGGTAGATAGACTGCCCAGTACCACTCATGTTGACGCCGTATTCAAAGAATGGACGTATAGCGGTGGGCATCAATGAACTCATCAGCCAATTGAACGGCGCGTCAATCGGGTTGTATCGAGCAACCGGCAATGGAAGATAACTATCGACCGCAATAGAAGCCACGTTACCGAGTAAGTCTTTCGTCGAAGCCTTGCCACCAGCACCGGCCAAAGCAGAAGTCTGGGCGGCGACCTGAGCGCCGATTGCTGCAAAAGCTCCCATGCCGAATCCCCACGGGATCTGGAAGAACTTTTCCTTCATAGACGGCAAGCCAAGCCAGTCTAGCGGTATGCGGATGTTACGGGTCCAAAGTTCCTTATTGTCCTCAGCGACGACATTCTTCGGATCTTCGTCATCTTCGCCGATAAAGTCTTTGGCTGCCGCGCCGAGTGACAATGCCATCATGTACATCATGTAGCCAAAGCCAGCATAGATGCCAATCGTGAACTGGGCGTTACGCTTCAGTTGTGTGTAGCGTTTAGCGTAGGCGGCCTTAGCTTCAGGATCGTTACGGAGGTCTTCCGGGAGTTCTTCCAGAATACGATCCATGTTCTCAGAGCGCCCAGTCAGCCGCAGAGCAGGCATGATGGCGTCAAACGCTCTAACTGCACCTGTGGCAGACGGGTTGAAGAACGCATACAGAGCGCCCGGTATCTTATTCAGACCCTTCTTTTCAAAGTTAGCTAAGTTCTTGGCAAAGCTAACACCATACTTCTCGGCGTCCTCGGGCTTCATCTTGCGTACGTTTGAAGCGTACGACTCAGCCACACGGAACCCTTCAATACGCGCCACCAATTCGAAGCCGTCGAGCCACAAGTCAAAGATGCGATCTGCCGCAGCCTTGTACTTTTCCATCGTTTTTCTGGCGTCAGACTTGTTTGCGTCATCGATCAACTGCTCAAGCTTGCCACGTGTCTGCCAGCTACGGACGATGGAGACTTTGCCGCCACGCTCCAGATAGCGGTATGCATCACGAACGAACGGATCGCGCCACTGCCCAGTCTTTTCATTGAAACCACCCATCTTCTTGATGGCAGCAAAGTCGCCGCCAGAGTGGGCATAAGCGATCTTCCACACCTGCGGAAGGCGGCCTTTCAGAAATACTTCCTTGCCGACGCCAGCAAAATACTTCGCCGCATTCGCCGGGCCAAGATCCGTAGAAATAGCACCTGCGTTTGCAAACAGGTTGCGGGGGAAGTCATAGATCGCAAACTTAAGTTGATAGCGAGTATGCCCCTGACCAATGATGCTCGTAGCAGCTTGAAGGCCAGTCGTTATACGTCCACCGAGTCCTTTGGGTGGGGTCCACTCAGGACGCAACGCTTGAACGATCTTTTCGTCATCGACACGCCAGACTTCGATATCGCCATTCGGCAGGTAATTGTAGAACTTGTCCTTACCGACAAATTTCTTACCGCCCTTACCGTCTGACTCCTCAAAGTTCACTTCGCCCTTGTAGCGATCTGTGAATTTAATCACGCCCATCAACTCACCCTTGAGGTACTTCTTGCCAGTCTTAGGGTGAGGATTCATCAAATTGACCATCGTGGGCACGATGTCGGCACGAGCAGCACGAGTTGCCGCCCTACCAGCGTTGATCTGGGTCATCAGGATGGGGCTATCAGGCGCAGTTTCTCGGCCACGGAAACCCGGCAGCCATTCATTCGGTACCGTATTTAAATACAACGCACCGTCTCGCTTCTGCACTTCCTTCTTGACCTTGCCCATCATTGGGACGTACTTGTCCCAGCCGTACAGCTTGATGAGGTTTCTCGCGGGCTGGGTCAGGTGATTAGCTTCGGCGTTGAACTGCATCGTCAGATTATCAAGCTCAACTAATGACTGACGAACGGCTTTGATCTCGTTGCCGAACTTAGTCATCTCCTTAGCCATATCAGCCAAGATCTTGTTGTTGGTCTTGTAGTCCCAGTTCTCGATGATGTCGTAGTAGGGATCTTCAAAATCAACAGGGCGCTTACCCGGCTTACGAGCTTCGCCTTTCTTGTCCAACTGGCCGTACGATGCTCCGAGCGGATCGGCATATTTATCAGCATCTGCAGATTTGCGTGGCTTGCCGTCCGTGCCAATCTCGATTCCAGCCAACTCTGTCAGGCGCTTGTAGATAGCATCGCGAGTCGCATCGTCCAGAGTCTTGTCCGTCTGAACGGAATCAATCAGCATGTCTCGCAGTTGCGCGTAGCTAATCAGCTTGTCCGACCCTTTCAGGCGGATCATTGGCTTAGTCTTAAGAGGCTTCTCTTTCAGATAATTGGTCAGGCGACGTTGATCACTCGTCTCAGCCGTGAAGAACGTATCAAGCTGAACCATCGCGTCGTCAAACGCCTTACCAGTACGAGCGGCGTAAGCCTTGACAGCCTTAGTGACGTTAGCCAGCTTGGGAGCCAGAATGTTTTCGTTGTTCTGATAGCGCCCGGCAGACTCATCGTTTGCTGCAGCAAGGGTGTTGCCACCATTAGCGCCAGATGCCCAGATAGCCAGCCCTGATCGATCCAAGTCAGTTTGCTGCCGCAACAACGGGCGCTGCTGATCTTGGTAGTTACGGACTAGTTCTTCAATACTGTCCGACGAAGTCAGGTGGTTAACGAGGCCCCTGAACGTAAGCTTGTCTTCGCGAATCGCGTTGTACTTCTTACGAGTTTCTTCGTACGGATTAATCTCGGGCTTCGGTTCTTTCTCTGCCTTCTTGCGCTCTCGTCCAGCCAGAGGACTGACACCAGTTACCCCCTGAGAAGTGGGGGCTGCGAGGACTTCGCTGAAGGCTTGGCCGAGTTCACTTAGCGCAGACGCGTCACCGACCGACTTGAAGTCCAACCCGAACAGATTCGCAACCGCTTTGACAAACTCGGTCCAAATGTTCTTGCGCCCAACAGGCATGGATACTTCGATCCGCGCAAGGCGTGACTGGAACGCTGCATTTGTCAGGCCGTAGGCTAAGAACTCGTAAACGTTGTCGAACGCTTCGGGGAACTCGCGCACAAGAGAAACATCGCCCGCCTGCGTCTGCGCGAAGTCATAGAGACCAATCAGCCTTTCTACACCCAGTCGCTGCTCGTCAGTCAGTTTGCTCTTGTCGAGTTCGTATTGCCGAATTGTCTGCACCGAGCCTGCGTGAATAAGCTCGTGCATGATGTTGTTGGAGTACACCTTGTCGCGGCGTACGTACATCGTGTTATTAGCTGGGTCGTATTCAGCTAATTTAAATTCATCTTTGAGTCGTTTGAATACCTTGAGGTCTGCGCCCGGCGTTGCTTCAGTCACGACACGGACGTTGGAGAAGTCCGTTTGGTTTAGCTTTCGTGCAACTGACGTGAAGATGGGGCGATACTTTTCCGCCTTCTTCGGGTAGGCATCCACCGCAGACGCTGGCTCAACGAGCATCTGAGTTACAGACTTAAGATCATTACTCTCCAAAGCCTGACGGAGCCTACGAGCTTGCTTCGGTAGAATCTCTTCTTCAGTGCGGGCGCGGTCGTACTGATCTCGCAACGAATCGGCAATACGATCTTGCTCAATTTGGCGCTGCGCTCTCTCTAGAGCGACTTGCTCTTGCTGCTTTAACTGCCGCGTGCGGAGGTCAATACCCGCTGCCGACTCGCCAGACTCTATGCCTTCAGCAACAGTTTCAAACCGACTGATGATCTCATCGGCCTGCTTCAATACAGGCTCGTACCCTTCCGGGTTAGTAAGCGGATTACCCTGCTTGAGTTGAGTACGGATACGATTCAGCAGAATTGGCGTGATGCGTCCGGCGTTACGCAAGCCCTCAAGCCTGCGCTCCAAGGAATCGTACTTCTCCTGCGGGGCTTCGACCGTCTTAGTCTTCAGTGCAGGGGGAGTTGACTCTTCTCCTGCATCAATCCGTTCAGCAGTATCAGGAGTAAGCGCCACTCTTGAGTCGATAACTTTCTCAGAGACTCTTGTTCTGGGACGGGCGGGTCTAGCTCCGGCCACTGCTGCTCCAGATACAGGTACTCTAGTGCGCTCTCCAAGTTCTTCAGACTTAGCTTCTGCAGCAACTCGTGCATCTGCGGCGGATACATCTTTAACCTCCGTCTCTACGGGTTTTAATCGCGTAGCTTCTTCGGGTGTTAATTCAAAATTAAACGTAAAGCCCTGTTTTATACCCTGCTCTGGGTAGTCAAGATTACGTACTCTCGGGTCATCCGCAGGTATGTCTGTATAAAACAGCGGCATGTCCGGCCTGTAATTCTTGGCGTACTCTTTATCAGTAGAAGCCCAACGTCCGGTCTCTCCTTCGCCCTGTGATCCGCTGTGGTAAACACGAACCGTCTCTGCGGGTTTGACTACTTCGATAGGCTCAACTTTTTGTTCAGTAACTGCGGCCTTACGAACTTTGTCTTTACCTTGGATGACGCCTTCATCGACCAACTGCTTACGGATCTGGCTGGCCTGAGACATCGTAATCCGTTCCATACCTTCAGGGAGGTAGGCGTTTACGGCGTTCATGATGTACGGCGCAGCAGTCTTACCCGACTCTTGCACTTTAGTGCGGGCGATGTTCAAAGCAGTGCCAGTCTCGCCTTCAGTGACTTTCTGGACAGTCTCTTCAAACTTCTTCTTTTCTTCGTCTGCCGCCGCCTCGTCTACTTCCTCAATATCAGCGAGTAGCTTGGCCCGCTCTTCATCAACAGGCGCGGCTTCAGTGGTAGGTACTGTCGGAGGGGCTTCCCCTTCTGGCGCAGGTTCTTCGGCTACAGGTGCTTCAGGACGGAATCGACGTGAGGCTGCTTCAGCCCCAGCACCAAGGAACCCACCTGCTATTGCCTCTAGTGCACCCGCACCAACTGCACCTCGGAATGTGGGGACATCGACGCCTTCACGCTGCAGGGCAACGTTTTGAGCCACTTGCTCTTGCGCGGCTTGAAGGGCTTCAGGTGCAGCTTCCTCCAGACCAGCCTTAACAAGATTCTTCTGAGTAATGTTGCCAGCCAATTGCTTGGCAACCGCAGGCTCGATACCGAAGCGACCAGCAGCACCGCCAATCACGGTACCCAGCAGGATCTGATCAAGGTTCTCGCCGCCGTACTCTTGGGCTAACACCGCCTTCTTTTCGGCTTCTTCAGGTGACGCACCAAGGTCAGTCAGCGTCTGCTTGACCTCATCGTAAATCGAACTCTTGACGGTGCCTGCACCCATGACAGCGCCAACACCGGTCGAAGCCAGAAGCGCCGGGGCTTTAAGTGCCTGTGCGGCAAGACCACCCGCAATCGTTGGGACGGCAGTGCCTGCAGCCTGCGCGATCAAATCAACCGGTGCCGTGGCAAAAGCTTCCAACGCTGCGCGAAGGTTAGCCCCTATGCCTTGATCCTCTGCAGCCTTCATGATCCTAGCAATTTCTTGCTGGTCATCTTTGGCTTGGGCGCTCAGCAGTCCCTGCAGGTAGTCCTCGACCCCACGGATATTCTGTGAGACTGGGTTATCTGCACCGAACGAATCGGCAATCAGACGTACGCCAGTCGCTATACCGGTTGCGGCTTGTACAGGAACGTCAAGAGCTTGACGCAGGAATCCCGACTCTTCTTTTGGAGGCTGCAAGCCGATCTTGCTCGCAAACTCCTCATACGGGATGTCGCTGTAGTACTTGTTGTACAGCCCACGCGCAAGTTGTTCGTCGGACAGATCCTGATACTGCGGGTATTGCTGTCTGATTTCTGCAAGAGACGGCATGGCGGTATCTTAACGAAGATTTAACGGATCGTTATTAGCCCCGCCTTGCTGACCTGCTCCTAACTCGCTTTCAATATCTTCTGGATTGACGCCACTTCTCGTCAACTTGCCATATAGCGCGTTGTACTGGCTCTCAATATTCATTTTATTTTTATTGTCCGCAGGAAGGTACGTCATCAGTTTTAACTGAGCGCCCAGATCCTTCAACTTCTGCATATCTGCAGGATTGGGTTTTGCGCCAGCACGAATGTTCGCCGTGGCAATTGACTTGTCAATCGCGTCATACCGGGTCTTGACCTTAATATACTCAGGTGAACCGGGGTCTAGTTTAGAAAGCTGCGCTGACAAATCTGCCAAAACTTTTTCACGCCCGGTCGGATTCTTCTGAACCTGCGCGACCATAAGCTGAGTATCGCGAGAATACTTATTGTCTGCCTCCTTGACCTTAGCTTCAAGCGCATCTTTACGCGCCGACGCAGCACTTTCAGCGGCCTTCGCACGGAGGGCTTCAGCTTCTTTGAGTCGGCCAGCCTTCTCAGCCTCACGAGCCTGCTCCAGCAGAATCTCAGTGGTCTTGGCCTCGCGGATAGCCTGTCGGGCTTTCTCTGCCGTCGCACGCTTACGCGAAGCTTTGCCCTTCTGGGCCTTGGCAAGTGAAGTCAGTAGCGTAGCGCCGCTTTTAGAAGCTTGATCAGCAACATCGCCCCAGTACTCATCTTCATCGTAGCCAGCCTCTTCAGCCGCTACGGTCTCAGCACGCTTCTTGTCTTCTTCCAACAAGTCTTCGCGCAATTCAAACGACTGACCAAACTCGCCCAAACCCTGCTCACGAGCCAAAGTTTCACGGCGAGCCATCTCTTGCTGGACGAATCTTGGGTCTTGCAGTTGCTTGTTGTAGAACTCCGCCATTTCGTCATAGGTCTTGAACTGCGGAACAGGGCCGCCGTAAAGCTCCGGGGTAAAGCCCTGATTCTGTGCGGGCTGAGTCTGTGCTCCACCGCCCTGTTGGAAAGCCACGATGCCGCCACCAGCGAATGACGGGTTCTCCATCGATCCAGCATTCATACCACCAAGGCCCATCGACATCGGGTCGCGCATTAGTCCGCCGCCAGCAGCTTGTCTAATTCCTTCATCCTGCGGGGCCTGATTAAGCATCGCCATGTTTTCACGGATGCTGCCGCCTTCAGGGGGACGACGCGAGGGCTGCTTTAAACGCTGGAACTGCATCATCATTGCGTACAGATCGGTAAGCGGAGCAATGCCATCCATCGCCAAACTTTTGACGTAGGCAATCGCTTGTTCTGCGGGCATACCTTTAGCCATCGCGTTCTGCAACGACTGCATCATGGCCTGCCCTGTGGTGCTTACCGGTCCAATCATGGTTTATTTCCCCAATCCGCCAAACAGTCCACCTAACCCGCCCGTTATACCCGTCAGCATACCAATCGTACTGGGCGGGGCCGAGTACGTGCTAATCGTTTTATCACCAGTCGGGATGCCGCGCAGCAAGTTCGACATGAACTCCAACTGCTTGTACGGGTACGTCATCTCGTCGATGAAGCGTTGATAGTCAGACGACAACTCCGCCTGCTTCTGTGCCTGCTGCTGAGCGCCTGCGCCCAACTGCTGCTGGAGGATGCCTGACTGTTGCTGGAACTGCTGCTGACCCAACTGACCCAACTGACCGGCTGCGGCCAACTGCTGCTGAAGCCCCTGCAGACCAAGACCTGCACCGAACTGACGAGACTGCTCACCTAATTGCGTGCCAGCCAGACCGTACTGAGCGCGAAGCTGAGCATCTTGGGCTGCCTGCTGAACCGCCTGCTGATACGCGTTTTGAAGTCCGGTTGCCTGAATGGTCTGCAACTGCTCATTTAAACCACGCTGCCCTTCGGCGCGAACCAACGCCTCACGCGTACCGCCTTTCGCTCCAGCACGAGCAGCAGCCGCAGCGACGCCCGGAAGTTGCCGTCCATAGTCCGCGATTGCCTGTTTCTTTTGCTGCTCAACTACGCCCTGCATGTAGGGCGACATGTAAGGACTAAGTCCTTCCGGCTGAGTAAACGGAGACTGGTAATACTCCCTACGGCTTGAAAGCGGGCGGTACCGCGCTAAGTCTTGTGCCTGCAAAGCAGCCAGACCGGTGAAGCCTGTAGCCTGCGAGGTCTGCGGCGCAACCTGCATCCGCGAGATATCAGAAATAGCCTGCTTCTGAAGAGGGCTTTCCCCTGCGACAAGCTCACCAGCGTAAGGCTGAAACCCTGTCTCAAGAATCGGATTGCCCGCCGAATCTTTCATCGGCTGCCCCGTTGCAGGATCGATCCGCTGTTTCGGGAATGTCAGCGCAGCACCAAATCCCAACATCCGCTGGGAAAGTTCTTTTGCCCAAGACGGGATCGTAGTGCTGATTGTTTCAGTCGAAGTAGGTGCTGTTGACATGCCAGTCTCCGTTAGATACGCGGCAGGTATTTGTCAGGATTCACGCGAGGGGCCTGCTTACTCTTACCCGTCCGTGCACGGCGAATCTGTTCCATCATCTTGTACAACTTCTTGGCTCCTGCTTCAGTCGAGCCGTTACCAAGGTGCGATACCACATCGGCAGGAATGACGAACTCGCCGTCAGCTAGTGCAGCACGCTGAACACCTTTCCCGCGAATAACAGCAGGAATATCGTCCGACATACCGTCCCCTGCACCACGCAGGAGCTTACCACCAGCGCGATATTCCGGCATCTGCGCCATACCACCAGAGGCAAAGCCAAAGTTGTATCCGTCCATCGGATTCACGGCTCCGCCAAGACTGGGGTCACGGGTCAGGGAGGCGATACCACCAGCCTGATACTTTTTCTTTTTGATCTTACCTTTCTTCACATAGCCTCCTGCTGCGCCTTTTTCATCAGGGGGTCTACCGCAGCCATACTCAGGATGTCTTGGATAAGGTCCACGCGGACCCCAGCAAATGTCTTCTTCTTCCACGGTGACAGTCGGGCACTTGTCTCCAATTGCTACAACCGATCCGCCCGGACAAACTTTATAGAAAGGTTGGCCGCCATCGCCACCGCCGCCATCTCCACCATCTCCACCATCTCCGCCATCTCCGCCATCGCCACCATCGCGGTCTTGTTCATCAACGTAGGACTGCAGGATGCATCCACCCGTATAACCGCCCTGTGCAATTTCAGGTTGGTACCCAGCAGGGCACGTACCGTCCGGCTTTTTTGGTACGCGAGTTGGAGTTGAAGTCATGTCCGGCATTTTTCCGCAGAAACTGCGCGTTTTACCTGCGTCTGGACCAGCTTCAATTTTGACGGAACCCTGCCGTGAATATCCTTCTGGGCAAGTTTCTCGTTCGCCTATCTCAATAATTTCCATCTCTTCGGGTACGCAGCCTTCGCCCGTGGGGCCTTCTTTAAACCCCTTACCACAATTAGGTATGCCCTTTATCGGCGGTGGCGGCGACGGAGGCATACTTGTGCCCGGCCAGCCCGGAGTCGGGTCGCCAATTGTCGGATCAAAGTACTTAACGCAACCCAACTTGAACGGGTCAAAGTACCAGCCCGGCGGACAGAAACCTTGTCGCGGGTAAGGAATACAAATGTTAGTCGCTGCGTTGCGATACCACCCGCTCGGACACTCACCCGTCTTCGGATCAGGCGTAGGATCAGGCGGCTGAGTCTCAACAGGAGGCTCAAAAGAAACCGGCGGGAACGGTGTTCTAGGCGGCTCCCGAGTCTCAGGCGGCGGTGAGCATTCACCGTTTTCGTCAAAGTCATACCCCGGCGGATAACCAAGGTCTTGGCAAGTAAAGGGTCCTACAGAAGGCGTAGGAGTGGGCGGAGACGGGGTCTCAGGGGGAGCAACACACTCGCCCTTTTCGTTGAAGTCATAGCCCGGAGGATA